ATCAGTATGTCTCTTGGCGCTATTATTAAACGTCATAAACGCACACTGATTAATTTCCAACAGTCTTTCCTACTACCGTTTGTGCGTAAAGCTGCTTACCGTTACATGCAGTTTGACCCCGAGAACTACCCTGTAGCTGACTACAAGTTTAACGCTAGTAGCACTTTGGGCATCATTGCTCGTGAGTACGAGGTTACTCAGCTTGTACAGTTGTTGCAGACTATGGACCGACAGTCACCGCTGTACAACACACTAATCCAAAGCATTATCGACAACATGAACTTGTCTAACCGTGAAGAACTACTTGCGGCTATGCAACAAGCCATGCAGCCTAATCCTCAAGCACAACAGATGGCTCAGGCAGCACAACAGGCACAGCTTGAGTTTCAGCAGTCCCAGACAGCAGCATTGGCGGCTCAGGCCCAAGAGTCTAACGCTAGGGCGTCTAAGTTGGTTGCTGAGGCTCAAGCAGTGCCGCAAGAGCTTGAGATTGACAAGATCAACGCTATCACACGCAACCTTCGTGAAGGCGACCAGGACGACAAAGAGTTTGAACGTCGTATGCGTGTAGCAGAAACACTACTCAAAGAGCGTGAAGTAAAAGCTAAGGAGCAAGGAAACCAACAAGTAGAAAAGCGTGGTAATGAAGCACGTGAAGCTGAACAAATGTTGATGCAACGTCTGACTCAAGAATGAACGTGGACTTAAAACTTACCGCTATCTACGACAAACTACTGTCTAAGATTCAGGCAGTAGAAGCTATCCGTGGAGAAAAAGGAGACCAAGGTGAAACTGGAGTTGCTGGGCCAAAAGGTGAAAAAGGCGCGAAGGGCGACAAAGGTGACGCTGGTAAAGACGGTAAAAACGGCAAGGACGGAAAAGACGGCAAAGACGGAGCAGATGGTGCTGACGGCGTAGGCGTTGAGGACGCCACAGTGGACTTTGACGGGCATTTAGTGTTGACCCTTACAAACGGTGAGGAAGTGGACGCAGGCTCCGTGAAGGACCTTAACGAGGCTCAAGCACCCAATGTGTACAACATTTCTATGGGTAGCATGGCTAGTCGTGCAGACCTTAAAAATGCTACCGCTAAGATTATCTCTAGCAACCACACAACAGGCGGTTCTGAGATTCTTAAGGTAACGTCAGGCGTTGTTATTAATCTTAGAGAGCATCCGCAGGACCGTGAGACAGTTATTATTAACTGCCGTACCGACGACCGGATAGACATTGTTGGTGAAATCAATATCGTTAACATGTCGTACTATGACGTAGCTCAGTACAACGTAGACGAGTTTGGCGCTAGAAGTATTATTGTAGAGCAAGACGACACAACGCTGCACCTAGTGTACATCCAAGAATTTAAAGAGTGGTTAGCTATCTAATGAGTTACATACCACAGTCCAGAGCAGACTTAGCTACAGCAACGCCTTATGAAGTTACCAGTGACCACACAACGTCCGGTACTGAGGTGTTACGATGTAGCGCAGACGTGACAGTAGTTTTAAACCAAACACCAAAGGATCGTGAAACGGTGATGGTTAAACTAACAACGTCTAATACAGTAAAGATTGTAGGAGACATAAACATAACGTCGTCTTCTGCATTTTATAACGTAGCGGAGTACAATACGGCTGGAGATGAGTTTGGAGGAACGACAGTGACTCTAAGCACTGCTGACACAACAGCTATCTTTACCTATATCCGTGAGTTTGGTGAATGGTTCCCTTATAACTAACAGGACAAAACATGTTTACAGACCGAGAGTTTCAACTATTACTTAGCAAAATGCAACAGATGGTAACGCCTTTGGAAGCCCGTATTGAGGCACTGACAAAGCAAGTAGAGGAATTACAAAATGCCAGCAAAGAAGGACCCAAGACTAGCACGAGCGGGCGTAAGCGGGTACAACAAGCCAAAGCGGACGCCTAATCACCCTACTAAGTCTCATGTAGTTGTTGCCAAAGAAGGCGACAAAGTAAAGACTATACGCTTTGGACAACAAGGCAAGACAGGTGACAAGACGATGACCAAAAGGGCTAAGTCATTTAAAGCAAGACATGCTAAGAACATAGCTAAAGGTAAAATGTCAGCTGCATTTTGGGCTAATAAGGTGAAATGGTAATGGCTAAAGGTGTAAAACATTATAAACGTGATGGCACTGAGTATACAGGTGGCACACATAAGATGCCTGACGGATCGCTCCACTCAGGTAAAACCCACGGGAAAACATCTGTAAAACTTTTCCATTTTGAAGATCTGTCAAAGACAGCAAAGGAGAAAGCTATGCCTGGTTACGGTATGAAGTCAATGAAACCAAAAAAGAAGCCTGCAATGCCTAAGCGTGGTCAACGTGCAGCTACTAACAAAAAGAAAAAGAAGCCAATGCGAGGTTACTAATGCCAAAAGCAAAAGGCAGTCCCAAGCCTAAAAACAAAGCATTGTACTCTCGTGTTAAAGCGGAGGCTAAAAAGAAATACAAAGTTTGGCCTAGTGCGTATGCTTCTGGGTGGTTAACAAAAGAATATAAAAGACGTGGTGGTACTTATGAGTAAACCTAAAGGTGGACTCACTAAGTGGTTCAATGAAGAATGGGTGGACGTTAAAACGGGTAAGCCTTGTGGTAGAAAGTCGGCTACCAAGAGTAAACGTCCGTACCCTTCATGTCGTCCTAAGAAGGTTGCAGCTAAGATGACAAAAGCTGAAAAACAGTCTTCTGCTAGACGTAAAACAGGACCAGCCAAAATTAAACACGCAGTGACGGCTTCAGGGAGACGCAGAAAAAAGTGAGTTATGACACTAAAGTAAAACAGGCTTTAGATATTTGTCTACGTAAAAACTACTTTAAAGGGGATAAGAACGAAACAGCTATTGTAATGTACTCAGGTGGTATGGACAGTGTTTCATTGCTTTGGAACTTACTAGAGCATACTGACCAAGATCTCCACGTACATTCAATACACATTGATAATTCCGAAGGCCGCTGTAGGGCTGAAGCAGAGGCTATACTAAAAACAATCAACTACATGAAGAAAAACCAAAGACCCTTTGAGTTTTCCTCTTCAGTGTACTCTTGGCAGTCTAAGTATCCAGGTGGTAAAGACATGGTGCTTGCTTTGTTTCAAGCCATGAGAGTAGCTTCTGGTTTAGGCAAGTCCTTCAACATTGTGTACACAGGTGACTACAACATCTTTAGGGACGAAGGTGCAGAAGCACAAGGTGTGTTAAACGCTCTTTGCACAACTCGTCGTGTTAAGCCTATTTGGTTGGCACCTTTTGAACACATGACGTTTACTTCTGTAGAACGCAGCAAAGGCATCTACTTTAGTATGCCTGAAGAACTGCGTGAGATGTACTGGTCATGCAGGAAACCAACAGAAGTGATGAATGGATTTGTTGTTTGTGGTGAATGCCACGCTTGTGAACGTCAAAAATTAATGCAAGAAAGTATACAAAAAGACTTGACAACAGACTAAAAGTATGCTATACTATAACTATAGTTACAACTTTAGAGGAAACTATGACACCCGAGCTTGAAACTTATTTTAATAATTATAATGAACTCTTCAACTCCGAAGGTTTCAAACAACTCGTACAAGAGCTTTCCAATAATGCTACTCAGTTGGCAGATATTCAGACTGTAAAAAACGAAGAAGAACTCTTCTTTCGTAAAGGCCAAGTAGCTGCTTTTGCAACAGTAATAAATTTAGAAGCAACAATAGAAGCAGCTAGAGATCAAGCAGAAGCCGAAGCTGAAGATCCTGTCGATGTATAAAATCTATGACTTCCGTTGCACTAACGGGCACGTCTTTGAAGAAATGGTAGATAGCGGCGTTACAACCAGTAGGTGCGGTTGTGGCGCTAACGCTACTAAAATGGTATCTGCCCCGTCATTTCATCTTGAAGGTGCGTCAGGAGACTTTCCTGGTCGTCACATGAAGTGGGTGAAAGAACACGAAAAAGCAGGTAGAAAGAAGTCTCCACAATGATAACAATCACGGAGTTTAATAATGTCAAGAGCAATGATGATTGATCTGCAACCTGAAGAGGAAAACGCAGACACCATTGAACAAAACGAAGTCGAAGAGATTCAACAAGAGCCTGAAGCTAAAGCTGAAGTTGAGCAACCTCCAGTAGAAGAACCAGAATCAAACTTACCAGAGAAGTACCGTGGTAAGTCTTTAGAAGAAGTTGTACAGATGCACCAAGAGGCTGAAAAGCTTCTAGGGCGTCAGTCTTCTGAAGTTGGTGAACTTCGTAAAGTCGTGGATGATTACATTAGTAGTCAAACACAATCAGCACCTCAACCACAACATGTTGAGCCTGAAGACGATATAGACTATTTTACAGATCCTCAAAGTGCTGTCAATAGAGCAATTGAGAATCATCCTAAGATCAAAGAAGCTGAACAGTACACAGCAAACTACAAAAAGCAAGCTGCTCTTGCAGAGCTTAGTAATAAGCACCCTGACATGCAAGACATCTTGGCTGACAACAAGTTTGCAGAGTGGATTAAGGCTTCCAAGATTAGGACTCAATTGTTTGTAGCAGCAGACCAACAGTACGATGCTGACGCTGCTGATGAACTGTTTACACTCTGGAAAGAACGCAAAACAGTGACTCAGCAAACTGCCAAAGTCGAACGACAGGCACGTAAGCAACAACTCAAGGCTGCTAATACAGGCAATGCACGAGGCAGTGCTGAAGGGACACGTAAGAAAGTATATCGCAGGGCCGACATTATTAAACTAATGAAAACTGACCCCGAGCGTTATCAAGCTTTATCACCTGAGATTTTACAAGCGTACGCAGAGGGTCGAGTCAAATAATCTAGGAGATTGACATGGCTACTGCAACTTATCCAGGCGCAGCTGGTTTTACTGCGAAAACTGAAGCGGACAAGTTTATTCCAGAAATCTGGAGTGACGAGATTATTGCTGCTTACCAAAAGAACCTGAAGATGGCTCCCCTTGTTAAGAAGATCACTATGTCTGGCAAGAAGGGCGACAAGCTTCACATCCCTAAGCCTGTCCGTGGCGATGCGAATGCAAAGACTGCTGACACTGCTGTTACTATCATTGCCAACACTGAAGGCGAATTGACTGTAGACATCGATCGTCACTTTGAGTACTCACGTCTCATTGAGGACATCGTTGAAGTACAGGCTCTTTCTAGCCTTCGTCAGTTCTACACTGAAGACGCTGGTTACGCTCTTGCTACTAAGATCGACACTG